TCCAGGTCTTTCGACCTGGAGACTCAGCCGGTGGATAATCCTCAATTCCGAGGACACACTGGCAATCTGGAGGCTTAATGAGCACAAAGGCTTCGTCTCGGGTAAAGCAGTATAAAGTTATAAACAATACTGCCCAAATAGTTCCACCAGCAACGACCTACGGTCCCACTTCTACGACTGTTCTTTTACAGACGGAGAATTGTAATCGTACTCGAACCGGTGTAGCCAATCCCAAGTGGCGTTCTCAGATCCTTCGATGTGAGAATGCTTCCACTGATTTTACCGCAAGTGAAAACTTCGGTACACTCATTGGATCGAAGTATGAAAGAGTAAACAAGAACCTGCCTGCGTCGCAGACTATCTCCAGGTCATGGGGATATACTGTGCCGCTTGCAGCGGATTTGCCTACTCTCCCTCCCTTTATGTCTCAGACGAAAGCTGATAACATTGCGCGACAAAAGTTCTATAAGCAAGCTATTAAAGCCCAACGATATTTACAATCGGGGGTCTTTATTGGCGAGCTTAGACAAACCTTGTCTTTAATACGAAACCCTGCTAAAAGCGCTCGTTTACTTATTGACGTTTTCTCTAAGAATGCGATTCGGCGCGCCAGACCTCGTAAAGGTCGTAGCGCGCAGCTTCTCACTTCTAAAGAAAAACTGAAATATGTAAAGAACGCGATTGCAGACTCCTGGCTTGAGTTCTCCTTTGGTTGGAGTCCTCTTGCTGCCGATGTCGATGCTGCATATAAGCTCCTTTCCGACCTCGCTACTAAGGTAAACAGGCAGTTTGCCGAAGTTAGAGGTATCGGATCGGATTATGCGAATGTGCTCACCGCCAGTGCTCTCACAAGTACTGCCACAAACCGTCCGTATGTTGTTCTGCAGAATAAGCAGACACATACAAGCGTTTTGGTTAAGTACTATGGAAGGATAAGACTCGAGGTTCCGGATCTTAGTGCAGATAGGTATCTTACAGCTCTCGGTTTAACCGTAGCTGATATTTTACCTACTACATGGGAACTGATACCTTGGTCTTTTTTCGTAGATTATTTCACCAACGTCGGTGACGTTATCGAAGCCTGGTCGTTTCCCGTGTCAAAATTGGCATGGGCAACGAAAGTTGTAGTGGAGGAGAGGAAAGGTGGCACTTTGTGGTGCTACAATCATCCCCGTACAGTACAGCTTGCAGGCGCCGGTAACTTAGTCACGATGGAGGTTCAACGCAATGCTTTCAGAGCTTCCGGTGTTCGTCGAGTTGTCCGGACCGCTGTTGTCTATGTTCGCCCTCCTGAGCTTCGATTTGAGTTACCTTTTTCTTCAGTGAAAAAGTCTCTCAATATCGGGGCCCTGATGGCAACTTCTAGACGTGGCATTCGGTAAACTTACGTCCACCACGAACGCTTCAGAGGAGATCCTCATGTTCAACCCCACGAGCCCTGTTGTAGGTCCTACGACGATTAGTGGTTTAACTAATCCGACGTATACCTTAACAGAAGATGGCGCCCCACCGGACTCTAATGCTAGACAGTTTACTGT